CCGCCGCCGCTAATGCTCTGGCCTGTTCAGGGTTTGATTTAAACAGTTTCCCCTGTTCTGTCAGGTTAAAAGAATCCGCCGCAAAAGGATTCTTTTCGCCTCCTGTGTCTCCCGCATCCGGCTGATATCCTGATTTCCTTTTCTCCTGCTTGAAAAGATGCGCCATAGACTTATCCTCTTTATAGGGCTTTACAGCATCCTCAACGCCTACGGGCTTATTCTCTTTGTCAAAATTGAATTTCTCCAACCCTCCGGCCTTGTAAATCAGGTAATCCGGGTCAAGCACTCCCTGACGTGATAACTGCTCTTTTAACGCATAGGTCTTGGCGGTATCTTCCGCTTTTTTCTGCAAGGCAGTAATTTCCTGCTCATACTCCCCGATTTTCTTTTGCAGGGCTTCATTGTCCCCGGATGCGCTTTTCAGTTCTGCAATAGTTTCATTTGCTGTTTTTAATTCCTCGTTTTTGTCATTAAATACCTGTTTCGGTACTGCGTGTTTGGGAAATGCTTTCTGGACTTCCTCCATAATGGCATCTACATTAAGTTTTCCCTCTGTAATTTCCGCTTTTTCTAAGATTGCTTTTAACCAATCCATATTTTTCCCTCCTAGTTTTTTATTCCAGTCCTGCTGGTATTGGATTCGCCGGTTATGCCCTGGCAGGGGCGCTTCCGTTCTTTATCGCCTGCGGAAAAAAGGCGTATAAAAAGAGAGCCATAAAGGCTCTCAAATTTTAGATGTTTAGTACTTGCTATACATTTTTCTGTCTATCTTATTTTAAATTTTACACTGTCCTGTCCGGCAGAAAACTCTATGATTAATTCATCTTCCGAAGATGTTACCGCTTCCGGCACTTCAAATACTATCTCTCCTGTTTTAGAAGATAATGGATTTATACTGGTATCATGCAGTTCATTGCTGTATCCTAATAAATTAGTGGCACTAAACTCATATCCATCCCCATACAAAATTTTTGCATTAACATCATCCCCAAAACCATAAGATGGCAGGAAACTATCTGCTGCTTTCCCTTTGTTATTCACAGTCACAAATACCTGTGCGAATTTATTGCCGCTTTCTTGTGGGTCGAATTTCATATATTCTCCTGATGGGATTGACTCTACAATCTGCATATCCGTTACGCTGATTTCCCAATCCTTTAAAACAGCAACATCGTTAATTGCATATATCGTGCTTTCTTCCTCTGCTTTTTCTGTTTCTGTTGCCTGCAATTCGTTGCTTTCAGACAACTCTGTACTGCTAATGTCCTTAGTATTTTCCTCTGTATTTGCATTGTTCTCTTGGGCTGCAGAAGTTTTCTGTATGGCATCCATAGCATTCTCCACACCTGTACCACATCCACTAAAGCTTACACACATAAAGCATCCTAATACAATTACAATTTTCTTTTTCATATCTCACTTTCTCCTCTTGTTTTTTGTTTACATTATAAAACAACATTTGACAAATGTCACCCTGTTTTTACATTCCCAAGATTTTTCAAGCTTTTCCTTTTACGGACATCTCATATATTTGTTCCAGCGTCAGCCCTTCCGGCTCTTTCATATATTCTTCAAATTCCTTTTTTAACTCTTCCGGCGCATCTTCTGTCAGGTGCCAATTATCTACATCCGCCACAAAATACGGGCTGTTCCAAAACGAAGGCATTCTCTTCATTTACTTTACCCCCTCATACACAGTTTGCAGCGTTTTTTTGAACCATACTTTCTGCAATCAATTTTTACTTGTATTTTTTTTTGAAATATGGTATAAACTAAGTAAGGAAAGAATCGTCCTCGAACCCCGTGTCCCATTCCCCGAATGGTTGACTGGTTCTATGAACGGTTCTTTTTATTTTCTTCCGTACACCTTCAAAACATCAAAATTCTTTAATAAAACAATTTTCTGAAGAAAACCAGTCCGTGGAGAAATATACAGGCTTTCTATCTGTTTCTCTATTTCTTCCACATTTAATGGACATTCTGAAATGTCCACAACAAAATTATCTGATTGCCTGCGCTTTTTTGCAAGAAGTCCGTAAATTAAATTCTTTCCTCTTCCAGTAGGTGATTTCAAATCAAATCTATCCCCATCAATCATATAATCCGGGGTCTGTATGCCTTGTGGAAACAATACTTGCGGCACAAATTCTACCGTTTTTCCATATCTTTGGCTTAAAACTCCTGCAACCTCCCTTTCCCGCTCCGTGGGACGAAGTATCACATGTTTCCCATCCACTTTGTATTTAACACCATTAACGATGTATTCCTGCATTTCAGTAATGCTTCCCTCTGTTCCCTTTGTCTTTGTCCATTCATTTGTAATATCCATAAAACTGATTTTATCAGTTTTTGCTTTCTCTGTCCAGTGGACAGCGTTGTCCCGGTTATAAACATCAAAGCCGGATTTCCCGCCTTTAACGAACACTCTTTCCCAATCCTTATAGGACATATCAGCTGGGACATAATATACCTTCCCGTCCCACCCCCGGGCCGCCCGCTCCTCTATGCTGGTAAATTCGTCCTCAAAATAAGGGCAGGTGCACCCCCTGCAATTCGGGTGGAATACTGGGGCGGTAACTCCTACCTTAAAATCAGTCAGTTTAAAATGTTTTTTGTCCATTTTCTGACAGAACTCGCAGGTAATACCGTCTAAGGTTTCCAAAACCTCATACTCTTCCACCCCAAGTTCTTTCATGCAATCTACTCTTGCCTGATTGGCAAATACGGCGGATTCTGTCATGATAAGTCTTGTGGTGTTCTGTCTGGAAGCTTTCATTTTATTTGCAAAGGCATCTATTACCCCTTGGGGAGATTCCCCGGTAATGCACATGGTTGAAAGGCTGTTGTGCAGTTCGTTTACAAGTCTTGTCTTATTTCCCCAAAGTCTTTCTGAAAAATTCTTCCCGTCTATCGCCCAGGGCTTGCTTATCACCCTGTCTAATAGCCTGTCATTCAACCCTGTCAGCCTCGCTCCAACTCCAAATCCCTTATGTATCTCAAATGCCGTATGATAAAAATCCCGGCTGTAAGTTTTTCGGATATGGGCATCTATGCTGTCTATGCAGTTTCCATACAGAGCTTCTATTTCCTGCTGTATCTGTAAATTTAAGGCTTCCAGCCTGCGGATGTGTATTTTAGCTGATGCATTTTCTAATTCCTTTACCCAGGCTTGGCTCACGGCATTTTCCCTTCCGTAAGCTATGTATTCCTGTACATCCCACTTAAGTTCCCGTAATTCCCCGGCGTTTAACATCCGTTTTGCTTCTGTCATAGTAATTCCGTTGTTGTCTGCAAACCTCTGATACCATGCATTGATTTTCCCGGCTATTTTCCTTTCGGCCCTTTCGTACTGCTCTATCATAAGTTCTGACTGTTCTATGGAAGCCCGGTTCTGTGTCTCCTCCATCTGCTTAAAAAGGGAAAGATATTTGTCCACACTTTCTTTCTCAAAGC